CCTGACAAGATTGCTTGATTCAGTAACTCAAAGTTTCGATTAGCATCGCCACCAAAAAGGATTGTTGCATTTCTTGCTGCTCGCAAAAGCTCTGGGTATTGTTGAACACCTGCGCCTAGCTCATTAACTGCAAGTGCAGTTTGTTGCAGCACTTGCTCAAAATCAAAGAGTCCACCTTCAGCCTCTTGAAGAGAAGCTCTAAGGCTGGTGCCAAATAGCCCAGCTCTTTCTGCTGCAACGTCAAACTGTCTAGAGATTTGGTCGATTCGATCAGCTTCTGTGATTGCAGCAAAGGCAGCTCTGACACCACCCACAGCACCAGCTACAAGAGCAAGGGGAGCTAGGAGTCTAGTAAAGCTTGAGCCAATATTTGCAATCGGTAAACCAAGCCCTGCTAGGCTTGCTCCAAGGCCATCAATGTTTTCTTTAACTGGTGCAGTATCAAGAGCTCTCTGAAGGTCACGCCCAGAGGCTTGTGCTTGTTGTTTAATAGATGCAAAGCCCTGTCTAACCGAGCCATCATCTAACACAACTTCTATGAGCAGTTTTTCATTAGCCATCTATAGCCTTCCTGAGATCATCCTGAAAATATCCTCATTCGATAACTGCTGCTGCTTTTTATCTTTCACTCTAAACTCATCAAGCTTTTTCTTTGCAGCATTAAAGATGCGCTTTCTAGCATCATCCTTAAGGTTAGGATAATCTGCTACTTCTAGCTTCTGCAATTTTTCTTTTGCTTCAATTACGAAAATTGAATTTTGATAAGTAAAAAACTCATCAGGTGTGAGGTTATCAATATCAGAGGGAAGCCAGCCATAAAACCGAGCCACCTCTGCTTTAGCTACGTCAAAGCTATCTATTTTTTTTTAGAAGGAGTCTGCAAGAATTTAGCAAGCTCAATGAAGTCATCGCCATCAAGTCCAAGGCAAGCTTCTTTAGATAAACCTAGACCTTCAAACCATGACAAATAAACATCAGTCACCTCATCGGCTTCTTTACCTTTAAGGTCTTTTTGAAGTTGGTCTAGGTCTTTAAGGGAGGGAGCTTTGATTTCAAATACTTCAGACTCGATTGAGATTTTGAGAGTCTTGCGTTTCGCCGTAAAATCCATTGTGAACCTCGTTTAGCTTTAGGGGCAAAAGCCCCTAGCATTAAACGCTAGGGACTTTCGCTGAATCGCCGAATGATAAAAAGTTTAATCCATTAAACTTAGACTGATCTAGGTAGACAGTCGCTGTCAATGGCAAAACTAATTCAGATTCTGCAGAAAGAGTCAATTCTCCAAGAGCAAGTTTACACTTATGGAAAGTCAAATCTTTACTAGAATCGCCGTCAGCAGCAAGAGCTGGCTCACGGAAAATGATTTTTGTAGCAACATCGTCAACAGTCTTAAACAGATTCTTAGATCCATAGCCTGTTAATACTGCGCTGTCAGCATCGTCCGTGACATAAGTGCCACCATAGTAGTTAAGAGCACGTCTAATGTCAGCGTCAGCGGTAGACTTAAGCTCAAAAGCCAAAGTAGCTGTCACGCCCCTGCGAAGCTGAGTCAAAACGTAGTCACCAGTTTGAGGTGTTGTTACGTCCTGAAGGCTTTCTTCGATAGTCACTGTGATGTCACCATTAGTTCCACCTGCGTCAGCTTGGAGTGATCCAAACTTAGTTACGACAATCTGAAACTTTGTCTTTGAAAGCTCAGCGATAGCATCTCTACCTTCATAAGCATAGCCTTCGTCAGCAAAAGTTACTTCGATGTGCTCGTTAGTTCTTACTGCTGATTCAATCCAAGTCAAAGCAGCAAGGACTGTCTGAAGTGCTGTAGCTACTGCAATAGCTGAATCACCGCTAACGATGTCAACTTCATGCAGTGTAGCATTAGGAACTACAGGAGCTACGCTTGTGCCTGTGTTAAACCAAAAGACGTGCTTTGTTTGAGCAGCGTTTGGTTGGTGTAAAACGAAAAACTTTCCACCTAAAGAACCAGCCACATCTTTTTTAGTAGAGATACAAGTCTTTTGCTTTGTATCCTCACCAATTAAAATGTTTCTAATCCCTAGCTGGAAAGTCGATGTATTGCATGACATATTATCCCCTAGTCAATTAGGCAGAGATCCAAAATCACATCAACTTCAATGACACCTACTAGGATGTTGTCATTTTCTACCTCGTCAAAAGGTACAAGCTGCAATCTTGAAAACTCCACTGCGTTAATGTTTTGAAGCGTCTTAGTGTAACCGCAAAGCTCTTGAATCACTGATTCACACTCTGCTAGTAGCTCACGAGAGACAACCTTCTCTTTTTGGTAGCCCACAAAAAAGATTGAGATCAAAAACGAGTGGCGCATACTCAATGTTTTGTTCCCTTGGCTTTCCTTAGTCGAGCCTGTAAACTCGACATGGTACGACCGATCTATAATTGTTGAGCCAATGTTTTCTTTATCGAAGACAGGTTCCCACTGGGTAAACCCTGCCTCGTCTAAAACTGTTTCAATATATTCAAAAGCCTTTAAAGTGCTCATCGTCTAATTAATCCAACAGACTTAAAATCTTGTCTTGTCTCTTCAGGATCTAGCTGTTCGTTTCCGTTGTAGTCTGCTTGGATTCTGCCTCTGGCTTTAAGGCTCTCAACTTTAGACTTATATGACAAGTGCTTTTCCCAAAACTTATCATCAGTCTTATTGCTTAAATCAAAGTACAATAAACTCATGGCCCAGTTAGCAGAGAGCTGCTGCAGATCATTTGAGTATTGTAGATTATCAGCAGTTAGCTTTGTGTTATCTTTTTTGTAGAGCCTTACTTGATCAAGCCAGTCTAGAATCTCAGTTAAGGCTTTTCTATGCAGATAATTAAAACTAGACCTTGAGTCAGGTAGCCATTTCATAATGTCTTGCTCGAGACCAATTAGGTCCTGGTCTGTTGATAGAAGTTTTTCTTCTGATGCAAGCCTTACTATGATTTCAAAATTAAAAACCTGCTCAGCCAAAAGAGCATCAGTTAGTCTTACCGCAATCGGCTTTGTTCCATTTGTTGCAAAAACATAGTCATAGATCCAATTTGTTGACCTAACTGGTGATCCGGTTATGTCTACATAACCATCTCCAACATCAATCTCAACCTTAGCAAGCGCAGAGGCACCTTTAGGAGCAAAGCTTTTAGTAAGATCAAATCTCACCTTTTCATTAACCTGGACAATTTTATCAAAACTCATTATTGCAAACATTATTTAACCTCTAGTTTTTTAACTGCCTCATGCACATCAACAAGACCAATTTTATCATGGCTCTCGTTGAATTTTACTTGATAGAATAACTCTAAGAATCGAGAGACCAGCTCAGTACATATCATGGCCTTGTGGCCATTAAGGGTAAACCAATTTGTCCAGCGATCAAAAGGCTTAAAAAGTGCGAGCAAGATCCACAACAACTGTACTATTGAATAGTACCTTCTTGAATCTTTAGCTAAGCTCAGTTTTGCAGCTACTTCCCAAGGACTAATGTCTGGCATCTCATGGACTAAAATATCTTTATAAAGCATCGACCATTTCTGGTAACTCATAATCCGACCTTTTGGAAAAACCGAATCATAGACTACTTGCTTGCCATCGTATTCTAAAAGAACTGCACAATGGCTAAAAGGCTTTTGCTCGACAAACATAATAAGCCTTCCTAAGACTGCCCACCATGCTGAATTTTTAGCGAAAAGAATTGAGACTTTCATTAATAACTTAGCCTTTCAATTAAGAAATTTTTTCCTAAAGCCATCGCCATTTATCATGTATCCCTTCAGTCTTATTTTGGTTTTGAGAATGAGTCTTTATTGCGTAATATTTCAAAATTACAAAACCTCGTGAAAAACTATATTTATTCCAACATCCCTTGAAGGGCCTGGATTATAAAAAGTAATTTCAATCTGCATACCAACAAAAAGTTCTGCATCATAAGCACTTATGTCTTGGAAAAAATCCTTTGAAACAACAATGCCGAAACCAAATTGATTTAAAACTCTATTTGGTATTGAAGAATAAGATCCAGAAACTGAATCCAAAATCTTGAAGTCGCATCTTAACAATTCTGGGGAATTTACTATCTCCGCTTCATTTATTTTTTGCACCCCATAGGGAGCAGTTATTAACAAAACAGATGATCCACTCTCAGACAATGTGTGAACATATCCATGCTTTCTTCTAAAAAGCTTTTTCCCGTCTGGTAAATCTTTCGAGGAAAATGGCAATGGAAGAAACATATATTTACTCCGTTGTAAAAATCATTCTGACAGTGAATGACCCATTGGCAGAATTTGTTGCAAACTTTATGTGCAAGCCCTGGTTTTGCCTTATTGTTAAAGCCTTGCCATTTGGAGTTTGCTTCCAGAATGGCTCAATATTTTGCAAAGCATGATCGAAACTCTCAACGTCTGCAGTTCCAGGCCCCCACTCATCTGTTGACCACCTACCTCGACGCAATATTGAGCCCTCACCAGAAACTGTGGCATTTGTCGCTGCAGATATTCCAGATGGAAGGATGTCTTCAGTGTCATAACTGACAGGAATTAATGCCGTACCACCAGTAAAAGAAGAAATTCTATTGACCTGAAATTCTCCTGCAACACCAGTTGTCGCAGTAGTTCTATCGTTAATAATCCAAATTTCTCTGATTCTTACAACGCTTGTGCCAGTGTTTTGAATTGCAAGCATTGATTTATTATTCGCAACAGCAATGTCAAATTCTGAAACTGAAAAAGTTGGAAGCTCAAGAGTCACTGGCCTAACTACAACACCAAGAGCATTTGTGGCAGGCTGAGAATTTGTAGAAAATATTTTTAAGTTTAAAGATTGAAGAGTGGCCTCGCTAGAAACAACCCCAATTAAAGAGGTTATTCTTTGAGCAATCCTTTGCAAGCGTCCATTTAATCCGCTAGATGCCGTGTCTGTTGCGGGAGCTGCCTCAAGCAAATCACCAATTCTTGTGCTTTGAGTTTGTTGTTCGCTCAAAGTAGAAGAGTTAGGTGCCAAGTTGTTATCAACTGGCACCCTTCCTGAAACTAAAGATGGAGTTTTTGTATCAATGCTGTTTAAAGTATTGTTACCTGTATCCTGCCTTGCTGCAGTCGAAGCACCTGTCGGTAAAGTAACAGAGCCTGTGATATTTCTAATATCACTCGGCTCACCTGCATTGCTGCTTATCTCTACCTCTGGTGCTTCAAAACCCATTTAATTATGCCTTTTGTAAACAGCTAATTGTAGCTGATAACTGAGAAGCTTTGTCAAGATTGATACCAAATACCTTAAGCTCTTGAGTACCAGTTAAACCTGCGGCGATCTCAAGGCATGGTTGATAAAAGTCTGCTGTGAATTGACCAGCTCCTACGATCACAACTGCTAACTCAGTTTCAACAGAATCATTGACTTGCACAAGTCTGAAAACGCTTGTTCTTGTTGATGACACAACCATTGCAATTTGCGAATAAGACTCACCAGCTACTAAAGGAATTGTAGCAAGAGGAACCTCAGTCAAAGAGCCTGTTGCATTTTTAGCAAACGCTTGCAAGCAAACCCCACCAGCGTCCATAGTGACAGGAACTTTGCCATCAGCAGAAAGCGTCGGCAAAACTAAATTGTTTGCAGAATCTTTAAATGCAAAAGCTGTTAAGCCTTTTTTACCTGCTGCTGCGTCCCCAGCCTGAGACTGACTTAATGCCGCTCCCTGGCCTGATGCGTTTTCTAATACCGGAAAAACTTCTCTTTCAAATGACATAAATCCCCCGTGATTTAATTTGTTAAAAACAACATTTCTAAAATTGTATTTGTCTTATCAGACCTAACATAAATTTTATCTGAGCTTATTTTCCTAGAAATATTTAATGCCGATCCAACAGGGACAGAAAAATAATTGCTTGAAGTTTCTCCAGCAGCAAAAGAAAATTGTAGCCTACATAAATTTCTAGACCTAATGTGAATTGATAAGCAATTTGCTGGCACGTTTATCTCATATTCTTCATTTGAATTTTCTAGAGTTTGATTTTGAATAATGGGCACAGCCACTACAGAGTCTGAGGTATTTATTTCACCAACCACTCTGACAGCAGTTTTTCCTGCGACTGTTTCAACAAACTTAGCGAATTCTCTGTCTCTAAGATGGCCTGACAACATTATTCAAGCCCTTTCTTCATTCGATCAATCTCACTCTCAAAGTACCACGCTATCCAATAGCCTCGATTTTGTGGATCATCGACACCACCCTTAACAAATTGAATGTTGAAGTATGGCACGAAACCTTTGAGTCTAAGATTGTTCTTAGACATAGCAAGGCGCAGTCCTGCGAGAGACTGCGCCTTTATAAAACTCGGTAGAGAATCTATCCGATTTTCTTGCATTATGGAACAATAGCTCCTGAAATCTTAGCGATCAAACCAGAGTTACCAGCAGTTGTGCCAGTACCTTGACCGATTTGGAGAGCCTTAACACCTGCTAACAAGTCCATAGCTTCACGAACTGCTGTAGTTCCGTACTCGATAGCTGGTTGGCTAGCGTAGTTAGGAGCACGTTGGAAACCAAGTGCAACAGCAGATTGCTCCCACATATAGATTTCATCGTCTTCAAAAGCTGAAGAAACCAAAACAGGCACACCATACAAGCGTCCTAAGACTCCGTTTGGCACTACTGCTTGACCATAATAATCAGCACGGACGAAAGCATCAACCTTAAGCAAAGCTGCTTCTTGCTCAGGAGAGCAACCGATAACAAGCTGTGCAAGGTTAGCTTGGTTGCGCTTTAAGAAAGCTTTAGCATCAACGATCTTTTCGTTAAGTGCTGTAGCTGTTGCAACATATCCAGCGTTATTCACGATAGCTGATCTGATTTGAGCATCAAGACCACGGCCATGAGCTGAAGCTGCTCGCATAGCGTATTCCATCTTTACGTCAAGGCGAGATTGAACTTCATCATTTGAGTCAATCAACCATGAAACGTATTGAGAAATGTTAAGATCAAGAGTGTCAACTGAAGCTGCTAAAGTCTTAGCTTCTCCTGCAACACCTGAAGCACGAGCATCAACTGTGAAAGATGCAAGCTTTGGAAACTTGATTTGGTTGTTACCTTTAACTGCAAACTGAGATACGTCAGTTACGAAAGGTGATAATTCTGCATTTGCTAGCAATTCTTTTTGAGCTGCGGTAGCAATAGCTTGTTGATAGGTAGGACTTAACTGCGTCGAACCTGTAATTACGTCTGGCATTTTAACCTCTTATTTAAGTGTTTTAACAAATTGCTTGATTTCTTCTACCGACATCTCGTCAAGACTTTTCGTCCCTGAGTTTGCCTTGCTGTTCGGTACGACATCCGAGACACCTTTTGCGTTAGTAGAAAATAGATAAGGCTTCTTAGTTGAAAACTCTTTAAGTTTCAAAGAGACCTGATCCGCTTTGATGTTGAATGTCTCGTCAATTTCAACATCGGAAAAGTCTGCAAGCTTTAGAATGTCTTCAACAGCCTCTGGCTTTGCGCCTAGTTTTAAAGCCTCGGACTGAACAACACCTTCTAGAGCTTTCTTTCCAAAGTTTTGCAGAATCATGTGAGCCTTTTTTTGCTCTTCCTTGAGTTTAGTCTCGGCTAACTCTGCTCGCTCTTTCCACTTTCCCTGCTCTGCTAACTTGGCTTGTGATTCAGCTTCCTTTTCAGCTTGTAGCTCTGCTAGTTTGCTTTTAAGGCTTTTTACTTCTGACACTGTTTTTCTGTAAGTGTCATAAGCAACTGTATCCTTGCCTTGACCACTCACTTCATCACTGACTACTGTGCTTGGTGCACCACTGGTGCTTTGATCTGTACTCATTCTCATTCTCCTTTTTGATTTGAGTCAACTATTTAATTATGCGCCCTGTCTTAATCCCCTGCCTTCTGATCTCAGCATTGACTAAGTTTCTTAACCTTCTCTCGACTAAAGGCCGGATTCCTAAAAACTCTCTGCCTTGAAGTCTTAGGTATTTAGCTAAAAGTGAGTTAGGAATTCTTTCTCCCACTTCATAAGTGCCAGACTTTCCGGTTTTAACACTGACAGTCTTTGACCTGCCACCTGGTTTTCGTCGTTTAAACTCTGTTAAGTATTTTACTTTGTAAGGCTGGTGCGTGCCCTCAAACTCAATCGAGATTTCAGAGCCTGAAGGTTTACGTCTTTGATTAACAATCATTGAATCTAAAAGCTGTCCACTTAGAGAAATGTTTGACCTTCTAAATTGCACATAGCTTGGTGCGCCTTGAGTGTCGATAATCCTTTTTCTTAGCTTGATCCATGACTCACTGAGAGCTTTAAACTTTGTGTTGCCAGGGATTGAGTTACCTCTTCGAGATTGAAACTGAATATCTGTGATGACTTCTCGGCCAAGCTGGATGTTAAGATCAATGTCTTTAAGCACTTGCTTTAAGAAATTGCTAGACGCAGTTTCTAATTGTCTAATGCTTTGAGTGTTGACCTTAATCTTAAAGCTCATCATCAACCTCTAGGCTAAAGAGCTGACCTAATGTCCTGATCTCTGAAGTAAGTGACCTAATGTCAACTTCTTGAGGCTGTGCTTGGAATATCTCATCACCAAACTCTGCTGCCACCTCTTCAAATTGATCTCTAGTCACTCCAAAGAATTGTCTTTTTGGCAGTGGTCCTTGTCCCTCTTGACCTGTCATGTGGCCATGGGCTTTAGGACTTTGGTCTTCTGGTAAGAACAGAATTATCTTTTCGCCGTCAAAGTCTACGTCAATGCTCTCAAGCATATCGCTAGAGAGTCTTAAGTTTACTCGGTTACCTTTACCTGCTGCCTTAAAGGCTTGAGAGTTTTTGTAGCTCTCAGAGTATTTCTCAAAGCTGTTACCAAAGATGTCTTTTCCTTGAGCGGTTCTAGCTTTGATCTGGTCAACTAATTCTTGACCGATTGCAAGGGCTACATTTGGCTCAATCGACTCAACGCCGAGCCACTCAGAGATGTCGATCTCTTGTCTGACTCGGTTTTGGTCTAGGATAATATTCCTTGGCAGTCTTGCCATTAAGCAATGTCCTCTGGATTAATTGTAAAGCTTGCACCAGCCTCAGCGAGTACAGCCTCAGCTTGCTCTTGCGTGAGCTGATAAGCTACCTTAACAACCTCAACAGCAGCAGCTCTTGGCACAAGTCCAGCAGATACCTTTTCAACGACATTAACAAGTGACTGAACCTGAGCACCATTTAAGATTCCACCACTCACTGCATTTGCATCAGGATTGATTTCTAATTGCTTAGCTTGAGCTGCATCATTATCAAGGGAGTAAAACTCTTTGATTGCATCAAGCTCTGACATAAGTCCCAGCTCTTTTTTGACTCTGATGTTTTCTAGCTTCTCAGCTTCAGACATAATTGATTGAGGCTCTGCAAACTGCAATGACACGTCAACAGACTCAGGATTAACAGCAGTCCACTGGTAGTTGAGTCTGAGTGTTGGATCAACAGCGTTGGCATAGACGTTTAGGTACTGACACACGATCTTAAATAACTGCTTCTCAGCGTTTTTATAAATCTCCATGTCACTCTGTGAAGCTTCAAATCTTTCAATCATTGATAAGAGTCTATCAAGACCGCTAGTAAACTTATCAGCCTCACCAGTTCCACTGACCAGCTTAGGACTTAAGCCACGAGAAGTTAAGAAAGCAGAGAGCTGCACTTCGGGAAGTCTTAAAGATCCAGCAAGGTCAGGGCTTGGGTTAGCAAAACCAAACTGCGGAGGGATTGGATTGTTAGGATCAACTTCAAGCTTTAATAAAAAGTTAGGTCCAATCTGAATATTTTCTGGCATAGTAGCTGAAGAGCTGACTAGATAAGCTTGAGCAAAGCCCTGCATTCTTACGATATGAGCAAGGTCTGACATCGTAGCGTTAAACTGAATTGTAAAGTCAGTAACTGCACAGCCTCTTTGCACCCAGTAAGTAAAGTCTTTAAATGTCGAAACTTCAACAATCGGCACAAGCCCTAGTGGGTTAGTCGTGTCTTGCATGACTGAGTTACCACGAGAATCAACAATCGTGTTGATGTCAGCAGTCCAGACAGAATACTTTTTAACTGCTGCCTGATAGTCATCTTTATCAGCAATCTTTTGATTGTATGCATCAGACCTTGGTCTTGTTAGGATGTCTCTCTTATCAAATGCACTGATGACATAGCCTTGAGCTACCTCTGGATTCATATCATCAGGGATTGCATCAATGTGGTGGTTAAGAAGGATTCTAAGCGAGAGCTTGTTCTTAAAAGGCAAGACCTGGATGTGGTTTTGACCTTGAAGTTTAAACATTCTGTTAGAGCGCATCAGCATCTGATCGAGCTTTAGGTCCTGGTAAACCTGATTGATTGTAGCAATCTGCTGCTCGCTTAAACCCTCGAATGTTCTTTTAGGTGGCGTTCTGTAGAGCGAAGCTTCTTGATCCACAATCCTCTTTGCTAAATTGATGGTACCAGTGAAGGGCATCTCATTGACTGTCTTTTCAGAATAAAACTTTAGTAAATAAGATTTAACGTGCTTAAGAATATCATCAGAATAAATCTCGGTCTCAGCTAGAGAGATTGCTTTTCGCTCTTTGTTTTCTACGCCTTCAATCTCACCTACTACTGTCTTAATATCATCGACTGTAAACATTATCTTACTCCCACGCTTGACCGCTTAACTTGTTTTGAATTGTGAATATAGACTACCCAGTAGCCAACAGATGTCGTGATGTGCTGGTAGTCGTTAGCATCATCCTCAATATAGTCGGCTCCCTCTTTTAACTTTGTCAATCTGAAACCCTCGTCAGCTTTCGCTGCAAGCTTATAGACTTTAAACCTAGACTTACCTTCGCCATTCTTTAAGTAGCTGTTTACGATGTTGTGTCTTGTTTTTATTGGTGGATTGGATCTGGGAACACACATCTCATAATTAAGTCTCTGACCTGATTTTGTAACGTAGTTTGCTAAATACTTTTTGATGATGTCATAGTCTGAGTGAAGTGACTTTGTGCTTCTCGCATCACCCGTCGCATCGCCAAAGATTCTTATCTTTAAACCAAGATCAAAAATGCCCCTGCTCTGAAGCTCATCAAGCATAATGCCTGTCCCGATTGCTTCGATGCAAATAGCTTCTGCTAAATGAAAAGTGTCTTTCTGTGGATTAAACTGACCAACACCAACAGAAAGAGGCTTTCCGTGACCAATGTTAAAGTCCCACATAATGTCCAGTGGTAAGTTTTTCTCTAGCTCGCAGGGCTTATCTTTTATAAAATGAATTGATGAGTCATAACAATAGTAAAGATTCTTGCCTTGAATACTAACCCACTCACCATTTAGATATCTGCGAATTGAGATTGGATCTAAGTCTTTTCTTAACTGTTCGATGTATATCGGATCTAAAAAAGGATTGTCCTCAGTGCGAGAGTAGAAAACAAATCTCGTGGGATGAGGCTGGCTCTCGATAAAATACTTATATTGCCAAGTTGAAGGATCATCAGGGTTAGTCGCACAAATTAAGATATTCTCTTTAACTGCTGGCAAACGTCTAAGCCTGGCTTTTAAAGTTTTAAACGCTTGAAAGTCCTCTTCGTTGTTTTCTGTTAGCTCTTCGATCACAAGCATTGAAAGTCTTAATGACCTACCTTTTTTATATCTCTTATCAGCCCAGGTCATCGAGATGATCTCAGATCCGTTCTTAAACTTAATCGAAGCCTGAGAGTGGTTTACTTTGTAGTCTACACCCTCTTTGAGATCCTCTCCTATGTGCTCTAAGATTTCTTGAAAGATTGTTTTCTTAAGATCAGGCAGTGCTCTTCTGCAAATACAAACTCTAGCGTATCTCCACTCAAGGCAGTGAGTGACTACGAGATGAGCTAAGAGAATTGACTTGCTGCTTCCATAGGAGCCCGAGAGTAAAATCTCTGGTGTGCCTTTTGTGTAGTCCCACTGACCACGGACAAGATCAACAACCTGACCTTGCATTGGTATCACATAAGGATTGAATGTCGTAAGTGTTGTGCCAGAAAGTTTTTTAGCTTCCTGACTCGTCAACTTCCTCACCTAATTGCTCCTGCTCTTGTGATACTTTTTCTTCAATCTTTTCTTGAAGCTGCTTTTTGTTTGGTCTTGCATAAGCTAATTGGATCGGAGCTTTTTGATCGCCGGAATGTTCAACATGGTCTCTCTGGTCAAGATACTGCTTGCCAAGCCAGATCAACATTGAGATATTCATTTTATCTGTCGCCTGTAACCACTGGGCTCGACGCAAAGAAATCTTACCTGCTGCGCTATATTTTTTAAAGGCTTCTTGATAATTCATATTGAGCTGTCGCTTCAAAGCTCGCTCTATAGTTTCAGGTTCAACATCATACCAGCCAGCGATCTCAATTAATGTGCAATGCAGTTTGCAAAGGTCTTTAAATTCTTTTAATGGCAATTCAAAAACTGGTCTGCCAGCGTTGCTTTTCTTTTCAGACATTATTTGCCTCTTTTATAAATTCAAATGTTGCTGTAATTCTATTAAATGAAAATGATTCAATTTTGTTTTTATTGTGTATTGAGCCAGAGCCAGACGAAACTCTTCCAAATCTAACACACTTAAATTTTTTATGATTTTTTAATGACTGCATAAAAGGCTTTAAAGAAGTTGTTATTCTAATTCTGTCTTTCGGGTATTGATTTGCAATTAATTCCATAAACTTAAATGCCAATCCAAAACCTTGAAATTCTGGAACAATAACAACTCTGGAAATGTTCATAATGTCTTTAGCTTTTGGATGTGGGAATCTAGATATTGATAAAAATCCAACTTTTTTTTCATTTAAAGTCATTTCATAATAATGTCCAGCACCAATAGATTCAGTTAAATAATGATACTTTTTATAAAATTTCCAAGATTCTTTTGTTGTTCTGGGGACCTTAAATTCGAGCTTCTCCCCTCGTTCTTCTTTGGGCAATAAAAATGTTTTTTGTCCGTGTCATATACCCAATCAGGCATCAGCCATTCCAAAACATCGTGATGACAAGTTACAGCTACAAATTGTTTGTTTAATTTTCTAAACATTTTTTGAACTGAATTTGCCATTGATTTTGCTACGTCTCGGTCAACCAAGGAAGTAAATTCATCATAAACAACCAAATCATTTTCTAATGCCATTCTTGCTAATTCTGCGCGAGCTTTTTCGCCATTCGATAAAACATTAAACGGCTTTAACCAATAAGGAACCGAATTAAATCCGACCGAACCTAATGAAAAAGTTATTTGATCCATCTTTAGTGATTTATCAAAATTTTCAATTAAAGGTCTTTGATCCCAATTTGTTTTTGTAAATTCCCCAAAAACGTGTTTTGCTATAGAAGTTTTTCCAGAACCAGAATTTCCAACAATCAATCCTATTTTCCAATTATCTGGCAATTTGTAATTACCTGAAAAACTTTGAAAAGTTTCTTTGTTTTCTAGGTCATATTGACCGATTAGAGATTTAGACCTAAAAGAATCCGTAGGTTTTGTTTTATATGAGAACTCGAACTTTAAATCCACGATCTCTTAACTCCATTAAAAGCATTTGTTGTTTATCTTCGTCTTCACAATCAATTTCAATTTTATATTGAAATAAAAGCTCTACCTCTTTTTTTTGTTCTTCTTTTTCTTTAAATATGTCGATCTTAAAATCTTTAATACCTAAAAGCTTAATATCAAAGTCGGGCCCTAACTTTCCAATGTCAGCATTAATGCCTGACAAGTCTAACTCTGCTTGCCTTGCAATGGCATTGTCTGAGACCATGAAAGCATAGTCTTGATCGGAGTCTTTGAAGCTTTGATAAACGACTGGGACTTCTTTTAGCTTTAGCTTTTTTGCAGCTTGCAGTCTGCCGTGACCTGCTCTTAAAAGACCTGTCTCTTGATTAATGATTAGTGGATGTCGCCAGCCCTGGTATTCGATAATTTCAGCTAGGTTTTCTATTTGTTCTTTGTCGTGCTTGTTTCTGTTTTCTGGATCTGGCTTTATCTCTTTGATTGATAAGAGCTTATCATATTTGCAATGTATTTCGACCATGGAGCCTTTCCTCACTGAGTTAAGGTTTACAGTCACTGACTGTAGTTTTGGCTCCTGCCTAATTTAAATTAGAACTATTTATGACTGATATTGTCAAACTTATTTTACCTAAGCTAAACTCTACCACTCTATTTTGTCCTGATTCTTTAATCTCAACGACTGGTGCAATCTCGTCAAGATATATTCTGCTAAGCTGTGCACCGATAAACTCTGCAATACCATCAGGATTAAGCGGAAGCTCGATCTCATCATCCTCAATGTTTATCATCGCTTGATCTCGACTTCTCTTGCAGCCTCGACATAGACACGAGCTTTTTTAAGGCTAGTGCCTACGACTTGAATTTTGCAAGGTCCGGTGATTTCTAGCGTGTGGTAGAGTGGTAGGTCGGTAAAATACTTTCTCGGAGCTGCCACGCTGTTCTTAGTTCTGTCCATTCCATCGTCACTATCACATAAGGGCTTATCGTTTCGCTGCATATAACCTTCTCGCAAATGCCTGTGAAAAACCGAGAGTCGTCAATGTCTGTGAGGTAACTCACAGCATCAAGTGTGCTCTTTAGTCTGTTGTTAGCGTCTAATTTTTTTATCGTACTTGCTTTTGAAATGACTTTGCTTTGTGGAAACACGAAGTAGCAGTTCACGACTAAGCCAGAAAGAGGGTTTTGATTTAAGACTTCGTGCAGATAGTCGATGTGGTGCTTTTTAAATCTAAAAGATCCGTTTTTCTTATAAAGCTCTAGCTCTTTGTCGAAAGCTCTAGCGTCCGGTGTCTTTATTAGCCTTGCTGTTCTGCCCATTTTAACTGGCTGAAGCTGTCTATTAGCTGTCGGTGGCATTGGAAGGTTGTCTAAGATAAACAAATCAAGCTCCTGCTTTTAAGCGGAGGATCAGCACACCCTTTTGAAGGGCGTTCTAGTCAGGTGTGCTGTCCCATGAGTCTTGATCTTTAGTGTGAATTTATTTCAAGTCAATAGCAAAAATCCCAAATTGATACATACTTTTTGCTCTAATTTTATTTTTATTAAGACTTTTGATATACTAAATACATGAAAACAATAAAAGTCGGATCTTGGTTTAATAAGTTAAACAAAAAAGAACAAGAATACTTCTGCAAAAAGCAAGAGCGTTTTGGGACTCAGTTACTTAGGTCTTATCTATCTGCTGCTAGAAAGCAGTTCAAAGAGCAAGACAGTATTCAGTATCTTGACTCTTTAAACCTTAGCTATAACGGAGAAACTTACTGGTACAGCTCAGATTGGAATAAGTTTTTTAAAATGGCATCTCATCGTCAGAATTAAATCTAGGAGCTTGCTGCTTTTGCTCAAAGAAGGGAATCCATGCGCCGCTTGTGTCTTGCTCGACAAAGATGCTTTGACATTCAATCGAGATGTCAGGGCTTTTCTCGGTCTTTTTGTTCTTTAAGTCTCGAAGCTTGATGGCAAGATTCTTTCCTTGGTTTATGCTTAAAGC